CCTCCAGTTGGTGAAAACATTCGTGTATCTGGATATAAAACAGTTACACCGTATGCGGTTGATGCTGCCAATTCTGTAGGTGCAGTTGTCAATGCAAACAACTTCATCGGTGATGGAACAACACAAAGTTTTAATTTAGGTTATACACCATATACTGCTAATAATATTTTTGTTACTGTTGGTGGTATTGTTCAACCAGATTCCGCATACACAACTAATAATCAAAACAGTTCAATATCATTTAATACTCCACCTGGATTAAATGAAAACATTCGTGTGGTTGGCTATTCTAAAGTTAATCCGTTTGTAATAAGTTATGTTACACAGAATGTAAGTGTATCTGTATTTGAAACAACATCAAACGGAACAACCAATACATTCAATGTTGGATTTGATCCAACACCCAAAGAAAAATTGCTGGTAACTATTGATGGTGTAGTTCAACCACTAAGTTCATACTATGTTGCACAGAGTAACAGCGCAATTATTTTTGATGAAACTCCAATAAATGGTGAATCAATTCGTGTAGTTACATTCTACACAAACGTCAATACTGTTGCCATACAATTGGTTGCGGCAAATGTTACCGTAAAAAACTTTGAAACTACCGCAAATGGTTTAGTTAATTCATTTGATCTTGGATATGCGCCGACAAGTAATCTAGCATTGATTGTTTCTATTGATGGTGTTCTTCAAGCACCAAGTACATATTCAGTAAATCCATCTGCGAACTCTATTACATTCAATGCTACACCCGCACCAAACGAATATATTACAGTAACGACATTGAGCAATGCTGCTAACGTTTATGTGATAGATGACGGTAGTATCACGTTTAATAAACTGCAATCCACCGTAAATAATAAAATTGATTTGGCATTGAATCAAGCAAATGCTGGCTTCGGCACTGCCAACTCAGCAGGAATTTATGCCAACGGTGCATTTGTGACAGCAAATGCGGCAGCAACAACAGGTAAAGCAATTGCTATGTCAATTGTATTTGGAGGTTAATAGTGACGCAAAGAATTGGTTCAAATAGAATTGCAAACACATCGGTCATAGGTTTAAAACTTGCCGATAATTCTGTTCGTGGTAATAACATTGTTGCTGGAACAATTACTGGTAATCTGATTGCATTAGAAACAATTACTGGTGATGATCTTGCTCCAAACAGTATTCGTGGCAATAATATTGTTGCTGGAACAATTACTGGTAATCTGATTGCATCACAAACAATCACTGGCGACGACCTTGGTTTAAACAGTGTTAGCAGTAACAACTTCACCTCAAATCTACAGTTGAACATTGTTCGTGTGATTGAGTCTGCGAACATATCTACCATTGCTGCAACGGGTAACATAAATATTAGTGTAAGTAATAACTCGGTACATTATTTTACTCCAAACACAACAGGAAATTGTACATTTAATCTTCGTGCAAATAGTACAACAAGATTAGATGATGCAATAGCAAACGGTCAAGCGGTTACTGTTGCTGTGTTATTGACTCATGGTGCAACACAATATTTCGCAAACATTTATATTGATGGAGTATTACAAACATCAAATGTTAAATGGATGGGTAATACTAGACCATCATATAATGCATCAATTACAAATTCTATAGTTGATGTGTATTCACTTACTACAATTAAAACAGGTAGTAATGCATACACCATTTTAGCATCAAACACATTATTCGGCGCAGGTTAATATGGCAGAACAAAAAGTTGAATCGGGTAGGATAGCAACAGGTGCTGTAACAGGTGACAAGATTGCAGTTAATGCTATTCGTGCAAACAATATTGTTGCGGGACAAATTACAGGTAATCTTATAGCAAACAATGCGATTAGTGGAAACAATATTGTGTCTCCACCAGATATCTTTGACGATGTTCTTCTTTTCGGTGGTATGTAAATGACACAAAGAGTTCGTACAAATTTAATTGATTCTACAGCAGTAACAGGGGACAAAGTTGCCTCTGGTGCCATTCGTGGTAACAATATTGTTGCAGGACAAATTACGGGCAATCTAATTGGCTCTGGTGCTATTACTGGTGACAAGTTAGTGGATAACGTTATTCGTGGTAATAACATTGTTGCAGGAACAATCAGTGGTAATCTAATTGCTGATGGAACAATTACAACTGTAAAACTTCAAGACCCTGCTGGTGGGTTCGAAGATTTATTTTTAATGGGTGGTTTGTAATGACTTTAAAACGATACACGATATCAAGTGTTCGAAATCGTCTGTATACAGTTCCAAGCACTGCCCTTGGATTACCTGCTCAAAGTCAACCCCCTCCATCTATAGAACTTCTTATGGTTGCTGGCGGCGGTGGTGGTGGTCAAGGTGGTGGTCCTAACGCAAACGAAACTGGTGGTGGCGGTGCGGGTGGATTAATTTATATTGGCACATATGCTAGAGCACCAGTTTATACTATTACTATAGGTGGTGGTGGTTCGCAAACTGGAAGCGGAACAAATACAACAGTAATAAGTGGTATTGAAACATTGACTGCAATCGGCGGTGCAGGTGGTACGCTTAACAGTGAAAATGGTAAAGTTGGTGGTTCTGGTTCTGGTGGTACACATAGCGGAACTGCTGGTGGAGCAGGAAATCAAACAACCAATCCAAGTATTTCAGCAAATAGTCGTACATATGGTTTTGGTACAAGTGGTGGTAATGGTGCTGCCAGTGCTGGTGGCGGTGGCGGTGGTGCAGGACAAGCAGGAGGAAATGCTCCATCTCCTGGTGGTTATGGTGGTAATGGTAAACAGTATATTCAATTCGCACCTTTCGGAGCAAACACAAGTTACTTTGCGGGTGGTGGTGTAGGAACATATGGTAATGGTTCTGGCGGTGGCGCAGGTGGAGGTGGTGGTGCAGGTTCTCCTTGGTCGCCCTCAAATTTAAATGGTGCGTTAAACACTGGTGGTGGAGGGGGAGGTACACCTGCTTTCCAAACTGGACTTGGTGGTTCAGGTATCGTTATTCTTCGTTGGCCTGAAATCTATTTTGCAGCAAATCTTACTACAGGTAGTCCTATAACAAGTAATGTTGGAGGATTTCGAATGTATGCGTTTACTGGTTCAGGCACTATAAACATATATTAATTGCCAATCATAAAAGAAAAGAATTATGCCAGATACTATTAGAGTTGGACAAAACAGAATTGCAAACAATGCTATAACAGCAAATGCTATAGCGACTAATGCTGTAACCGCAAATGCTATAGCGACTAATGCAGTAACCGCAAATGCTATAGCAAACGGTGCCATTACAAATGCAAAACTTCAAGAGCCTAATGCTTTTGAAGATTACTTTTTATTAGGTTTAGGATCATAGGAAAATAAAATGCCAAGAAATTATACAATCTTAGGACAAAAAAATCCAGCGGCTAATGTGTTGACGAATTTGTATACGGTACCAGCAAGTAACTCTGCGGTTATCTCGTCAATTAACATTGCTAATTTGGATGGAAACGTTGCTGCATTTAGTATTGCGGCAAACGTATCTGGAGTAGCAACATCAAATGCAAATCATTTGGCGTTTCGTGTAGCCATACCAGGTAATGATTCAATAGCGTTGAGTTTAGGTATCACACTGAATGCATCATCACAGTTATCTGTCAATGCTAACAGTGCAACACTTTCATTCTCTGCGTTTGGCACGGAAATTTACTAATGCCAATCCGTAAATTTACCAATGGTAGATTTAGTCTAAAACGATTTACTGCACCCGGTGTTGGTGGCAGTAGTGGTCCTGCTGCTCAAGCAATAATTATTTTATCTTTTCCATCAACAAATTCATGGACATGTCCTGTAGGAACAAGTTCTATTGAATATCTTGTTGTTGCTGGTGGTGGTTCGGGAGGCAATCGTCAAGGTGGAGGTGGTGGCGCAGGAGGTTATCTTACAGGTAGTGGTCTATCTGTAGTTTCAGGAACAGTATACACAATTACGGTAGGTGCAGGTGCTCCTGGAGTCACTGGTGATACAAATGGTGCTAAAGGATCAAACTCTTCAATAACAGCAGCATCACCTTTTCCAGCAATTACTGCGAATGGTGGTGGAGGTGGAATAGGATTTTCAGGTCCATATCCTACACCAACTAATGGCGCAGGTGGTGGAGGTTCAGGTGGTGGCGGTGCTGGTCATGATCCTGGTTCTGTGCCACGGGGTGCACCATTTGAATTAGGTGGATTTCCTACACCAGCATGGGCACCCGGACCTAATCCAGGTACAGGACAAGGATATTATGGTGGTGAAGGACGTCCTGGTAATGGTGGCGGCGGTGGTGGAGCAGGTGCAAATGGTTCAACGGGTGCACCAGTATCAACAGGTGCAGGTGGTTTAGGTGTATTCAATACAATCAGCGGCAGTTCAGTAGGTTATGCTGGCGGTGGAGGAGGTATTAACAGCACTTCAAATTCACCCCTATATGGTGGAGGAGTTTCTGCTGGTTCTGGTACTACAAATACAGGCGGTGGAGGAGGAGGACAATCAGCACCCGGAGGAACTCCATCTGGTGCTGGTGGTTCTGGTATGGTTGTAATCAAGTACACTCAAAGTGATACTGGTTCAACAGTATCAAGAGTATCAGTTTTCAATGTGTCAGGTTTAATCACAATACCAACAGGTGTAACGACAGTAAACTATCTTGTCGTTGCTGGTGGTGGTGGCGGTGGTGGTGGATTTAGTGATGGGAGTGAAGGTGTTGGTGGTGGTGGTGGTGGAGCAGGTGGTTATCTCACAGGAACAGGTTTTTCCGTAACTCCGGGAACAACTTATACTATCACTGTTGGTGCAGGTGGTGGTGGTGGCGCATATAGTTCAGGAGATGGCAGCAACGGAACAAATTCTGTATTTTCAACTTTTACTGCTATTGGCGGTGGTGGTGGTGGTGCTAGATTTTCGCCACGTGGAGGTCATGGAAGTTCTGGCGGCTCTGGTGGTGCAGCATCAGGTGATACAGGAAATGCGGGACTAGGAACACCTGGACAAGGTAATCGTGGTGATGGTGCACCGTTTGCATCGGGTGATAGAAATTCTGGTGGTGGCGGTGGCGCAGGAGGTGCTGCTGCATCTCATATACCATTTACACCTAGTGGAGGACCTGGAGGTATAGGATTATCAACACCTCTGTCTGGAGTATCATTATTCTATGCTGGCGGTGGTGGGGGCGGTGCTCGTAATCCTGCGGGAACTGGTGGTGTCGGTGGGTCAAATGTTGGTGGCACTGGAGGTTTAGCAAGTGGAAATGGTGGTAATGCTCCTGCGAATCGAGGAGGTGGTGGTGGAGCAGGTGGTGGTGGTACAAGTGGTGGTCAAGTAGGTGGTGCAGGTGGTTCAGGCGTTGTCATTATTCAGTGGTAAAACATAACAATAAATAAGCAATCATGGCAAAAATAACAACAAGATCACAGTTCAAAACATACTGCCTACGTAAGTTAGGCTTTCCTGTTATTGAAATTAATGTAGACGATGATCAAGTAGATGATCGTATTGATGAGGGATTGTCTTTTTGGCGTGACTATCACTACGATGGTACAGAAAAATTGTTTATGAAACATGCTATCACTGCCGAAGATATTAACAGGCAGTGGATATATTGTCCTGATGCGGTGCAGTTTGTTGTTGGTGTAATGCCATTCGATTTATCTAACGCATCAATCAATATGTTTGACCTACGCTACCAATTACGTCTGCATGATCTCTATGACTTTACATCGGTATCGTATGTGTCATATGAAATTACTATGCAACATCTACGTACATTGAATCTATTGTTCTCTGGTACTCCACAATTCAGATTTAATCGTCATCAGAATAAAGTATTCTTAGACATCGATTGGACACGTGATGTTCAACCAGGTAACTTTGTTATCATCGAATGTTATCGTACACTAGAACCAGAAACAATTACATTGACAGGCACTCTATCATGTGCTCCTGGTTCTAATACAGTTATTGGTACAGGTACAAAGTTTGACCAAGAAATTGTTGATTTTGATTTTATTACAATCGGCACTGAACAAAAACAAGTAAGAAAAATTTCAAGTCCTACGTCTTTAGAGTTGGAAGGTAATCCAGCACAAACTTATACAAATGCAACTGCTACAATTGAAGGTGTTACTGATGTATGGAACGATAGGTTTTTAAAGAAGTATACCACTGCTTTAATTAAACGTCAGTGGGGCTCTAACCTCAAAAAGTTTTCTGGTATTCAAATGCCAGGTGGTGTTACATTAGACGGTCAAGTAATCTATGATGAAGCAGTAGCAGAGATTGAAAAGATGGAAGAAGAAATTTACATGATGGGTTCATTGCCATCTGAAATTCTGACAGGATAAAAGTGGCAACAAATTTTTACTTCAATAACTTTCCATCAAATCAGATAACTTCCGAGCAACTGCTCGTTGAGGACTTGGTTATTGAGTCGTTAAAAATTTATGGAATGGATGTTTATTATTTACCACGCACATCACGTGATCAGGTAGATTATCTATTTGGCGAAGATACACTCAAAGAATACCGCACTGCTCATCCAATTGAAATGTATCTTGAAAATACTACTGCAATGGATGGTGAGGGTGATTTCATATCCAAGTTTGGTTTAGAAATTCGTGATGAAGTAACAATGCTTGTTTCACGTTTACGTTTCCGTTATACAGTAAATGGATATATTCGTCCACGTGAAGGCGACTTAATTTACATTCCAATGATGACTGGATTTTTTGAAATCACGAATGTTGAAAGTGAAAATAATCAAGCAATGTTTTACACATTAGGTCGTGGTCGTGGTGGTAATGTGTATTTGTATGCAATGAAGATGAAACAGTATGTATTCTCTAATGAGATTATCAATACTGGCGTAAAAGATATTGATGCTGCAATATATCCTTACTATCCAAAAACACGTATCATTCTTTCTGCTGGTGGTAATGGTAAGTTTGTCAATGATGAGATTATCTATCAAGGCGCAAACTTAGCCTATGCTACAACACAAGCCT